GTGAATCAAGGTTGCTATTTGAATCACCAGAAATTGTTTGCCATGTCACATATGGCGCTTGTGGCTCATCTGGAGCACTTCCAAACTTCCAGACTCGCAAAATTCCATCGCTTTCAAGTAGAGCCTTAACCGCTGGATCTGCTCTGGCTAATTTAAAAATTGGAACATCAATCATTAAGCTTCACCTAAAACCACACTGAGTTCAAAATTAAATACTTGAACAAACTTATCTGTTATCTGTTCAATGTTTTCGTAAAGCGCTGGTCTTAAAAATGGGGTGGCGGGCTGTCTACTTGTACCTAACTCAAGGAATCGCCAGTAAAAGACTCGTCCGTCCGCTTGGTAAGTTTGACCAACACGCCCAGCACGTCTATTTTGGGCATTATTTGTATATGGAATACGTGCACCACCACGCACCCCCACGCGCATAACCAAAGTGTTTTTATTTCTACTTCGGCCATTTTGAACCACAATTTCTTTCCAGATTTTTTCTGGAGTGGTAGGATCATCTAGGCGTTTAACTTTTTGACGAGCTGAATCTCTTGCAATATTCATTGCCTGCCGCATCGCTTTACGGGCAATACGTTTTACAGTCTTGTCATTACCAATTGCCCGCATTCGTCTTAATGCAGGCTCCAAGCCATGTATTTGAGTAGCCATAAATCACACATTCCATGCTTTATCACCTGTTGCAAGGTTGATAGTTAAATACTCACGGCGTGAGTCTGGATCTCGCATTGGGTTCCCATCAATCTTGTAATAGTAACCATCAAAAAGAACCCGCATTGTGCTATCAACTTGTTTTGTAGCGCTGCTATATCGCACTTTTGCACGGGCTTGTATCGAGCTATTGGCTGCTTTGGCTGCAATAACATCCCTTGTTGAAAGATCAGTAACTTCTGCCCAAACTGTTGTGAAATCTAACCATGAAACAATCAATTTACCCGTGTTTTGATCTTGGGTTTGGATGGGCTTTTGAATGGTTACTCTATGGCGTAATTCACCTGCATTTTGTCCCATAAATACCTCACACAGCCGTAGGCGTTCGATAAGTAAATAGAAGAGATTGCACTGGCTGTGGCATAAAATTGCCATTCACTGGTGCATCAGATTCAGCGTTTCGGTGTTTGTCGTAGTACCCGACAAAGACAAGCACAGCTAACCGAAATTCTTCGGGATAAGGTTCAACATGGTGAATCACATCCGTATAGCGTAAAACGGCCGATTCAGCCGCTTTTCTATAGATTTCCAAGTTAGTGTCATTTGAATCATCGTCATAGCGAAGGTGCTCCTTGACTTCTGCAAGAGTAACTATGCTCATTCTGTCCACTCCTTCGCGCATAACTTAAAGTTTTTATGATCAAATTCGCCTAAATGGTCTTTTTCACAGTGCCATAGTGAGCCATTTTTAGTAATGAACTGTCCTTTTTCATACTTAACATCGTCCTTGAAGATGCCTTTATAGAGCGATTTAAGCGCGTTTTCACCTTCAGGTTGTTCTGTATCGTCTTGTGCCGTTTCGGCAGGCTGAGAAGCACTAGATGAAGTATTAAATGGGTCATCCTTGGCATCACGCTTTGCAAGTGCTTCAAGCGAGAAGTTTTGCTGCTGCATGTAGACCGTATCGCCTCCATTTAGAGGCAATTTGCCGATTTTTGCTCGGCCCTCATTAGGTGTAAGCAATGAACCTTTCACGTCATCACGAACCATAGTATGGAATCGTTCAGAATCCATGCGAATAAGCATGTCGATATCAAGGAAGGACTCAACGTTAAAAGATGGCAAGTCTAAACCTTCATCCAATAAGTTTTCACGTGCTTCGATTAAGGCTTGTAGGCAGTCAGAATAATAAATCCCGTTAGCCTTCTCTGAATCGTCTGGAACAGTGCCAATACCGATTTTAAAAGGTGGTACATTGAATACACTACAAACCACTCGACCTGACATTTCCAATAACTCAATCATTTGTGAGTCAGCAGCACTCATACCTAAAGCGGTATAAGTCATACCATCGCCAATGACCGCAGTCTTTCCGAAATTCGCACCAGAATAATTCGTGTTCCAACGAGCTTGGATTTCTTCCGCCTTTTCTTTCGTGATAGATCCGGGAGCAACCAAGATTCCACCCGGTCTGCTACCGTTTCCGAAGAAGTTTGCAGCGTTCTTAATGATTTTCACACCCATGCCTGCTGCTACACCACAAGCCATAATTGGTGATAAACCAACAAGTGGATGATAGAAAGCATTAATGCGATCATGGATGATTTCAGAGGCCGGAACAATCACAGATTCGGTTTGCGTTAAGCGGTCTGTATTGAACTGATAAAACACATTGCCATAGTCATCAACTAAAGGACAAACCAAATCAGGGTTAAGCACCACCATTCGGCAGACTTCACCAAAAACATCTCGCAACTTCCACACATAGGTATTGCCACGTAGCAATAAACTAGAAGTCCATTGTTCTTGAAACTGCTGCCAAGTCTGGTAATTGTTCGGTTTCTTTAAAACTCGCAACTTTTCAGGGATATCAACATTAACCAACACCCCTTCTTTCTTGCGCTTCAAGAGAATTGGCAATTTTCCAATATCTTTAGAGATAAGGCTTACACATGCAAAAACAGCATAAGACGCGACAAGGTCATCACGTGTTAATTCATCATTTTTCTGCCAAGCACCTGAGTATGGCTCTTGCACAAATAGGCTATTCCAAGTCTGCCCAGCACTATGGACACTTTGAAAGCTCTTTTTACCTCTTAACCAGTCAAAAATGCCCATTTTTACCGCCTTTATTCGCTAGTTTTTACTTCTTTTTTAGGTTTGCTTGTTGCCTTTTTTGGTTCCTCATAAGGCTTAGCAACACCTGTTTTAATCAAGATATTTGCTTCAAAATCGGTTACTTCTTTGATATCACCAACATTGGCGTCATGCATAACCTGTAAATATTCAATTTTCATAGCTGCTCCCATAGCTCAACAATGAAATCTCATTGCTCAGATATGAAAACAGCCCCAATGAAGGAGCTGTTTTAAGATCAATACGCCAACTTATGGAGTTGGAGTAGTTGTGTAGTCTAGATAAGCTGCGGCCACTGGACGACGCTTAGCCCAAGTAATGAACTTCTCTACACGTACAGCAAATTTGTTTTCTTGCCATAAGTGGTGAGTCGTTCCACCATCAACTAATGTCGCTTGGTCGCTGTAAGAAACATCCACACCACCATCTTGTGCAAGCAAGATTTCACTTGTTTTCACAAGGATGATTTTGTTGCCAAGTGCTTGTGAAGTGATTACAGGAATACCAAGTAAGGTACGCGAACCACGTAAAGCCATACCGTTAAAGTAAGAGTTGCCTAGAGCATCACGCAACAACGCGATTTGTGCTGCACGTGTTTCTGACATCAAGAAGTACGCACCATCCAAACTTAAGTTGTTAGTAACGAAAGTGTTAATCAATGCGAGTAAATCTTTTTCATATGCAGCTGCCGTCTCACCAGTGTTTGGCGTCATGGTTACACCATTAAGTACACCAGCCGGACGAGTTGAAGAAGCTGCTACAGCATCAAGGAAAGTGTTATCGACCAATGTTGCACTTGCAGCGATTAAGTCATCACGTACCAGCACGCTTACAGAAGGATCTGAGCGTCGCATCAACTCTTGGGTATAAACCGTAATAGCAGCTAGCTTGTGCTCTCCGATTTCTACTTCACTAAAAGTTGGGTTTGTAAGTGGCTTAGCAGCACCCTCACCAACCCATGAAGCCGTACCACCTGTTACTTGAGAAGGAATTTTTGAACGGAAAGGAACTGCACGGAAGCCTTGAAGCTTATCGAAGACAGTTGCTTGGCGAAGCAATTCAACAAACTCACCAACCAAATGGTTCTCATGTACCAATGTCGCTGCAAAACCTGAATCAGTCGTAGTACCAAGAGTCGCCTTAGTAATTAAGTCTTGAACTTCTGCACCAAAGCCCATTTTCTTAGCAACTTCCAATGGCGACTCGAATCGGCCTTCTTTAGCATTTAACTGAGAAATCAGTTTTGCTTGGGCATATTGTGCAAATCCAACACCTTTAGGAAGGTTCGACTTAACAATAATCTTATTGTCGCCTTTTGGATCTGGATCACCTTTCGCAGATTTTTTAGATTCTTCTGGATTATCACCAGCAACAGGAGTCGCAGGT